CAGCTATATCAACCGTTAGCTTGTTGCCAGACGCGCCCGTAGCACGTACTACTCTACCATTAGCGAGCGCGGCACCGCTCTCGTTCTTAGCCACAAAACCAAGTTCTTGGCCAAGTTGGTACGTTACATCGGGGCTAACTACAAGATCAATGGTCTCGTCTTCAGTGTTCCAAGTAAGCGTACCTTGATCACCAGTTCCACCCGTTATCTGGATAGACGCTGCTGATATGTCTGCTGCACTAGAGCCGCCCGTTATATTGATTGAGTCGGCAGTAATGTCGCCAAAAGTGGGGGAGTCACCAGACTGGTACTTGTCAGCGTTGAGATTGGCAAAGTTATCATCCACTTCTTGGTTGGTTAGTGGTGTTCCTTTGACATTGCGCAAAGTAATATCAGACATGATGACTCCTAAGTTTTAAATGTTTTACGAGGACAAAAAGCTATTAAACAGCGCTTAAAGTAATAGTCCAAGTAATTGACATTGTGTCGTTTGCACCTTTGTTTACTACAGGGAAAGTAGTACGGCACAACATGGTACCACCAGTAGACGCATTAAAAATGCCAGCTTCTGTAATAGCACCGGTACCGTCGCCAGCTTCAAAAGAAGATACATAAGCAACAGTGTTACTAGAAGCGGTAGAGCTATCCAGCGGCTCTCTTGAGCCAAGGATAGACACAAGGTCAGTTTGTGAACCAATTGGCGTTGTAGTCCCAGAGCCAACAGCCATATGTGACATAGCGTTAGACGTTGAGTCAACCATACGTGAACATATGTAGGTAAGACCAGCGTTTACAACTAAGTTTTTTTCGTTTCTGGTTTCCTTGACTTTGCCATCTTTATCTTTGACGACGATAGTCAATTCGCCTTTCAGTTTCAAAGTATCTTTAATCATTTTAGACCTCAGAATAATTGCCTATCACCGACATAATCTTCAGCAAAATACGTCATATCGACCGTGTAATCTTGCCAAAACAGTGACCCAGCATCGGTGATTTGCACTAAGTCACTGTTAACTTTACCAGTTGATTTTACATTAGATTCAACAACAGCGCCATAATCTTGAAGTGCGAGGGTAAAACCAATGGCTGTATAGTCTGTTACAAAGTACGAATCATAGTATGATTTGTTGTACCCCATTACATAAGTAAGGTCGTCCGTAGTGGTACTTGTATCAGCTAAAAACTTAGCTGCAATGAACGAAGTGGTGTCTTCAAACGCACCTATGTCGCTAAGGTCTCTATAAAACGATACTTGCCTAGCTAGTTCATCAAAAAACCTGACTATATCTGGGACCAGCTTACCAAACTGCATGTTCTGGTCGTCATCTATATTGGCTTCCCCAAAGAAATCATCAGTAGCCGTTACATAATCATAAAGGTGGTAACCTATACCTTTAATAGGAACGCCAGTAACGACAGAAGCTGAATCTAGTAGCGCCTTATTGTGCGCCGCTGACACACTATCAGTAGCGAAATATTCGTCTGCTAAAGACTTAAAGTTGGTCAATCGAGGTGCGTCAATAGCGGATGCTGTGTTTACTAGCTGCTTACTGAAATCCCTAACTAGTAGTTCTGTAAACCTAGCAGTGTCTAGATTATATCTACCTATACCAAAATATGTATTATCAGAAAATTGCGCTAAGTCTATCGGCCCTTTATTTAGGCCTTTTCTAGCTAAGTCGGCAGTACGCGCAGTGTCGTTCCTTACTTTATTTGGTCGTAGTGATATAAGATCAGACGCGTAAGCGGGATCGTCAGCTACCTTTTTTATAGTAGCTCTAATAAGGTCTTCGACAACGGCTACTTCGTCAAATAGCGATTTTCCAAAGGCAACTGAGTCAATATAGTCAGTGAACAATCCGGCATCTTCCAGTGTTTTTCGGATAATAAACAGACCGAGCTGTATATCTGCCGCAAAGATAGAAGAATAAGAAACAGTAAATACACTGCGTATGTATGAAGTGGCAGCATTTATATTTACATAACTTAAACTGCCAGCCGGTTCTACTTTGGAAGTGGTAAACGATCCTTCAACGGCGGAAACTTCGCCGCTGACTTCGGTGTTAGTTACCGATCCTTTGGGGTCGGATCGCGTTACCTTGAAGCTCATTAATCAAAATCACTGCGCACTTTAAACTTAACTAGATCGTACATTGTTTGAATGCCGCCGTCGACGTAGGTTATCTCAACTTCACCTTCAAACAAACCACTAGCTGCGAATGAATCTTGGGTAAATGGAAATACAACAACACCATTTTCTGGTGAAGCCAGCACACCAACAATGTTGGATATTATCTCTGTGCCACCAACTTCTCTGATACGCAAGCGAACAGTAGAGTCCGTAAGATCTAGGGGAGCCCACGTATCAGAATCGTTTTCATCGTAGGTTACTCCTTCTGGCGACTGGGCTGAGTCTTTCAACTCAAACCGCAGGTCAGGGAGCGTATCACCTGTTACAAGCTTAATTGTGTCGATGTACGCCATCGTTTACTCCTAGACTTTAGGGGATACGCCAGTTGTACCCTGTACCTCAATGCCCAACGCATTAGCGAAAGCTTGGTAGTGCGCCACAGCTCTCTGTGCGTTACCAGCGTACTCACTATCCTTGGTGTAAGCGCGGTGCAGGATGTAGTCGATAATAACGTTGCCGTACATGTCTGGAACGTCCAAATTACCAGTAACATCCGTGTAATCGCTGCCTTCTGCTGGCTCTGTTACGTCTGTAGGGTAGGCTGAATAGCTAACCTCTAAAACAGTGCTAGTAGTAGCTGGCGGATATACGTAGAAAACAGTGGGGTCTCTAGGATCGTAGGTATAGTGCACTGCATTTAGCTGACCAGTAAGCCCATACCAGTTAGGTATCTGCGTGTCTAGGATCTCGCGTACTACTAGTCGAACTGAAGAGTTATTGCTTCCAACACCAGAATTGCGGATGATATCGATAAGCTTCGCACCATCAGCTGGTAGCGCTTGCTTAGGACCTTCTACGCAAGTCAACGATGCGTTCTTAATAGTAGCATCAGGGCGGTATAGAATAACTTCTCTTTGACCGTCATTGAGGTAGCGAACTAGCTCAGGAATAGGCCAACGTACAGACGTTGTATCCTGCAAAGTATCCACTACACGACGGATAATTGATTGTGCGGATAAGCTCATTTTTTACCTCACAAGTGGTCTTGTCTTAACCCGTGTTCCGCCACGGATTCTTCCTTGGTAACTCTCGGCTTTAACTAAAGCTGTTTTCCTAGCGGAAGATTGGTCATACAGCATAGCTACATCAAAGCTACTGAAAGGTTGGTTTGGCACCTTAGCGATACGTGCTATAGCGCCCTCTACAATGGCATCGCTCCACACATTAACTAGGTCATTCTCGAGTGACGTAGCATTTATGGTAGGGCTAAGTGCCACAGTTACGATAACTGCATATCTTGCGTCTGGTACTGGGTGCAGATTCAGTACAAACTCAGAATCAATACGCGTGGTGTAGAAAGATGTTGGTCTACCTTCGCGATCTGGTAATGTGGGTACGTCTTCAGAGAAAGTGCCGTGAATCTCTTTGCCATCAACTGTTACCGCCAGTATGCGAGCAACTTTCATCTGACGGTTAGGTGACTCAAGGTCGTACGATACTAGACCAGAAACAGTGTTAAACGCGTCAAGAGTCTGGTTGAGAATGCTAGTCGTCTCGCAAAATGCGATAGCTGAATCTAATATCGCTTGACGTGCCAAAGGCTCCGAACATCCCGGAACATAAGGCAAAACCCTTGGAAATAGCTCATCTATGCTCAGCATGTTGAAACCTTTGTACTAAGACGCTGGTTCAGATTTTATCAGCTATTGATTTGTTTTACGAGATCTTGTGGCTGTTTTCTTTTTTGGTACTTCTTCAGCTACAATTTCTTCTTGGGCTGGCTCTTCCTTGGCAGAACCTATTTCGGCATTTAGTTTGGCAGCTATGCTAAAGCCAGTGTCAGTCAAGACATACTCTTGGCCTTCTAGTCTAGCCAAGATAACTATTTTGCCGTTAACTTTTGCACGGAGTTTGTTAGCTAAAGCTTCTCCGCCCAAACGCTTCATTAATTCTAGTGGTTTCATGCAAGTCTCCTAAGTAAAAGGGGGCCGAAGCCCCCTCTAGGTTTTAGCTATTAAGCTACCTGAGCGATAACAAGCGCTTCAGGCTTAACAACTTTGCGTCCGTATACAGCAAGACCACGAACGATGTCGCCGAAGTCAGTCTGGTTACGGAGAGGCTCAGTCTTGTCGATAGTCATAGCAAATGATACAGCGTGCTTAGTACCAGCTATCATCGTACGACGAGCAGCAGCGCCAGAAGCAGTTGCACCAGTTGAAGTATCAGCCAAGCCAGCTACAAGAGCTTTGTCAGCAGCACCTTTTGGCAGCAGGTTAGAAACGTATACAGAGAAACGATCCAACATGCCGATTTTGCCAGTGCGGATAATGCTAGCGCTGTCACCAGTGAAGTACGCCTGAGCAATGTTAGACTGCATCAAGATCTGGCGCTCGTAAGGAGACATGACCAAGAAGCGTCCATCTTCAGGAATGTTCTGCTCGTCAAGAGCTGAAGACATAGCCAAGATAGCGTTCAACAGAGATGAAGGAGTAGTAGTTCCGTCAACAGGAGCAGCGTCAGTACCGAGGTTGTATGCAGCTGACAACGCACCAGCAGTAGCGCCTTCGTTAGCAGCGGCAGGGCCTTCAGTTACGAAAGAGTTGAAGAATACTTCGTTCTCGATCGCAATTTTCAGCTGCTTAGCAGCATCTTCAGTGAACATGTTCATAAGATCCATGTCTGACTGGTATGCCAACACGTCGTTCACCTGAACACCGAAGTACTTACCTTTGTTAACCTGCATATCTTGGAAGATAGGCTCAGGAACTTCGTAGCTCAAAGACTGACCAGCGGTGTAGTCTTGGATGGTGATTGATGGTGCAGTACGGATACGCACGGTGTCACCTTGGTTCTTCAGTTCGCCTTCGTAGTCAGTGTTGGTGATTTCTGACAAGATGGTGTTCTGGTAGAACTTTGACAACAGTTTGCCCGACCAAAGGGTAGGGATGAATGCACCAGAGTAGCTCTGGCTTGTGGCGAAGTCGCCAGTTACGGGATATACAGCAGCCATTTCGGCCTCCTAAATTAAACAGATTTGGTTAAATCAAGCTACGACACGGCCTTCCATGTACGCAGCGTCAATTTCAGCTTCAAGTTTCCTAGCTTCCTCTATGCGACCAGCGCTTGCATGCATTGCGGCTTTCTTGAACATACTCGTGACTTGCGCCGTAGAATACGTCTTGCCTTTCTGCGATGTAGGCGTTGCGTTGCTAGCAGTTTTGCTAGGCTGTACCTGACGCTCAAGCTCTTGTTTCTTGGTATCAACTTTTGGTGGCTCTACTGGAGCTATGCTTCTCTTATACATATCAACGTAGTATGCGACACCTTCGGCATCACCAGATACAAACGCTTGTTGAGCTACCGTACGTCTTGGGGCACGGAGAACCGGATCAACTTCGTCTAGCCACGCTACCCATTCCTCGCTTGCGTTGACCCGATCGAAATCAGGTACAAGCTGGTGTAAACGTGTCGTAAACGATGATTCGGCTACTCTACTCTCAGTTGTCCCAACAAGCTCACTGAGCCTCTTGTTCTCTGCTTGTAGAGCTTTTAACTGTGCCTCAAACTCACCGGCAACTTCTTTGGCTACTCTGCGCTGAAGATCAATCAGATCGCTTCCGAAGTTACGCTCGTCATCGTCAGTCACCAGTCTCTCGGTGGCTTTCGTACTTTCTTCCTTGATCGAAGTAATATCTTCAATCTTTGCTCGCAACTCACTAATTTCAGACTTGTGATCTGCATTAGCTTTATCGAGCATGCCCTGAAGGGTTCTATACCTCTGCTCTAGCTTCTTGTACTCAGCTTCCGATACAACCGGATCATTAGGCTTGTCTTCAACAGGCTCCGCTACGTTCTCAACGGGCTTCTCAGCTTCGATAGGCTCTGTCTTGGGCTCTTGGGGCGCTTCCTCGGCTTCTTCCGCTACGGGCTGCTCAGGCTCTTCCAGCTGCTCCTTTTCACCACTCAACTGCTTTTCTAACTCTTCTACCTCTTTGATTTTCGCTTCTACTTGTCTTGGCAAAGCCATAAAATACTCCTTTAAGCTCCAACTCTGTTTAGCGCTCCCAACTGGGTCTGCACCTCACATAATGGTTTGCTCGGATTACAATCTGCGCTAAACGCGCTCCAATATTTCTGGCGATTTCTCAACCGCATCCAGAAATTCTGTTATAAGCAAAGCCTTACCTTGCAAGCGATGGACAGTCACTGGGTCACTCGCCTTTACCAGAGAATCTTTTACCTCTGCTAATTTGGCCGTGAATGCTTCCACTAACTTCCCGTTTCGGCACTCATAGAGTGCTCTAACGTGCTGCTTATTAGGCTTATGCCCTAAAAAATTACTCATACTTATACTATGTGTCCAACATATCCGTCAAGCACCGTTTGGTCTGGGAGAGACAAAATTACCTTCTCTTCCGCCAACTTGCGATCCGTCGGGCAGTATATTTCGAGGTGCTGGGCCTTGTGTAGCACCCGGCATCCCACCTTGTTCCATCTGTCCGGTAATCATAGCGAGTTGCTGTTGAAGCTGCTGGATTACCATCTGCTGCTGCTCAATCATGCTCATCTTGTGGCGATCGGGCACTATGCGGTCGGGGTTGGTGTTCAGATTACGCGCAGCGTCTCGTAGAAGCTCAGCTGCTCCATCCATGCCAACGATCTGCTGAGCTACTGGGCTGTTGAGCACCATCTGCAAGAACTCGTTGCGGCGGATCGCTTCTGCTTCTTTAACAACCAAGCTGTTAGCGCCACGTGCGTTGATGTTAACGTCACCAACCAAGTCGGGGTCTTCGCTGTAACGTAGGTTGTCGTGGTAGAGGCGCTCAATGGCCGGTATGATCACGTTCTTGTCGATGTTACTGATGACCTGCTTGATGCCTTTCCCTGCGTTAGAGATAAGCATAGAGAGCCCAGACGACGTTCTGCTGGCTCCCGGAGTGTGACCCCCAGTCATGTACTTGGGAATCATCGTATCTTCGTCAGCGCGCTCTGAGAACTTCTCAAATACCGCCATAAGCTCTTGCGCGTTGCTGTTAGGCTGGAAGAACTGTAGGGGA